TGACATACAAGGAATGGAAGAAGTGGAAGGAGGGCAGACGGTGAGCGTTGAGGTTTCCAGCAATGTCCGGGAAGTCAAAAGAGCAACGGAGAAAGCCATGATGAAAGCCGCCCGGATGGTCGGCGGCACAGTCGAAGGACACGCAAAGGAACTCTGCCCGGTTGACACGGGTCTGCTCCGCAATTCCATTACCTTTGCAATCGGCGGCGAAGTCCCGAATACGGTGGATTATGTCAGCGAGGACAAGGACAAGAACGGCAATCCTATCGAACGGCAGAAAGGTCACTACGAAGGGTCAGCCCCGGCAGACGATGACAATCAGGTAACTGTCTATGTCGGGTCAAATGTCGAGTATGCCCCTTATCAGGAACTCGGCGCACCGAACATTCATCTGGATGCACGTCCGTTCCTGCGCCCGGCGTTTGAGAACTTCCAGAATGAGATTGAGCAGATCCTTGAGCGTTGCTTAAAGGATATCGGCTGACAATTAACAAAAGCGTTACGCTCGCATCTGCATTTAACACTTTTGCAGATGCGTGTTTTTCTATGCGCTTTTACAATTTCAGTAGAGCAAAGCACCGCTCTATCACAACACACTCCGTAGTGCGAAGCAATGCACCGAAGAAATGGGAGGAAATATTGATGGGTTTCGGAAGGAAATGGCTGGATGAGATCCTGACGAATGAGGATCTTTCACCCAAGGAAAAAGCCCAGAAGATCATGGATGAACACATCTCCGTGACCAACGGGCTGAAGGACGAACGGGACAGCTATAAGGCAGATGCCGAGAAAGCAACCGATCTCCAGAAACAGCTGGATGACATCGCCAACGGCGAGGACTTCAAAAAGAAGTACGAAGAGGAACACCAAGCCTTTGAGGACTTCAAGAAAAAGACCGAGAGCGATGCCAATGCGGCGAAAGTGGGGGCGGCTTACCGTAAGCTCCTATCCGGGGAGGGAATCAGCGAAAAGCGGCTTGATGCGATTCTCAAGGTGACCGATCTGTCCAAGATGAAGCTGGACAAGGACGGCAATCTGGAGAAAGCGGATGAGCTGAAGAAAGCCATCAATGATGAATGGGGCGAGTTCAAGACCACCGTTACCGAAAAGGGGGCTGTGGTCGAAAAGCCGCCGCAGACGGGCAAGGTGACCAAGACGAAGGAAGAAATCTACGCCATCAAGGACACCGCCCAGCGGCAGAAGGCTATTGCCGAGAATCATGAATTGTTCGGGTTTTGACCCGGACGGGAAGGAGAAACAAAATGCCTACCAATGTTACCGATGCGGCTGAAACCAGAGTCATCACTACCAGCCAGATGAGCAAAGTCCGGGAAGTGGACTTTGTGGCGCAGTTTGCCCACGGCTCTCTTGCGAAGCTGATCGAAGTTCTGGGCGTGACCCGGAAGCTCCCGATGCAGGAGGGCACAACGCTCTATATGTACACCACCACGGGAACTCTCCAGAGCGGTTCTGTGGATGAGGGAGCGATCATTCCCCTGTCGCAGTACCAGCGCAACAAGACCGCTGTCGGCGAGATGACCCTCAACAAATGGAGGAAAGCCACCACCGCCGAAGCGATCATGAAGTCCGGGTATGACGAAGCTGTCACCCAGACGGATGCGGCTCTGCTGAAGGATGTGCAGAAGTCCGTCCGTTCCAGCTTCTTCTCTCTGCTGAACGGCACGATCACCGGGTCTACCTCCGTGAGCGGCGTGGGTCTGCAAGCGGCTCTGGCGGCGGCTTGGGCACAGCTCCAGATCAAGTTTGAGGATGACACCGCTTCCGCCGTGTACTTCGTCAATCCGCTGGATATCGGCGATTACATCGGCTCTGCCAGCATCACCGTGCAGGAAGCCTTTGGGCTTCAGTACGTTGAAAACTTCCTCGGTCTGGGCACGGTGATCATCAGCTCCCAGATCACGCAGGGAACGTTCATCGCCACCGCCAAGGAGAACATCGTCCTGTACTACCTCTCCATGAATGGCGATATCGCTGGCAAGTTCGGTCTGACCGTGGACGATCTCGGTCTGATCGGCATCAAGACCGACATCCCCACCGAGAACCGTGCTCAGCTTGAAACCCTTGTCATGGCTGGTATTGACTTCTTCGTGGAGTATGCCGCTGGCGTTGTCAAGGGAACTATCTCAAGCTCGGAATCACAGACCTGACTCTTACCCCGAAGAGTTCGGGATCTTACTGGGGGACGGCTGTGAGCGATATGCAGACCAGCCTGTCCGCTTCCGGGGGCAAAATCACAGGCACGCTGAAGTACCTGACAACGGGTCAGCTTGTGAACGATTGGGGTGAAGGTTACTTCATCGCAGTTGGCTTCAGTAACTATTCCTCTGGTCTGACCTATGCCAATACCGAGGTCGGCATTGTGCCTACCGAGGGTGCTGGTCTGGTGCATCTGGACAGCGATCAGGATGCCGTGCTGAAGGTCACTTCTCCGACCCAGAGGATCACCGCCATCCAGACCGATGCGAACGGGCATAAACGCCAGCAGTTCTGGACTCTGGATGAGATCACCTACGCTCCCAAGGCGTAAGGAGGGCATATGAGCGTTATCGTTGCGCCCGGCAATGCCGAGCAGAAGAAGAACGAACAGCCCAAGAAAGAGCCGAAGAAGAAGGCTGAAAGCAAATGAAGAAAGCTATCAGCCTTGGCGGCTGGGTGGATTTGACGGACGGTCACGAATACCGGGCTGGAGATGCCTTTCCGCATGACGGACGGGCTATCCCGGATGAACGGCTGACGGAGCTGGCATCCAGCGAAAACCAGACGGGCATCCCGGTCATCTTCGTGGAGGAAGTCGAAGAACCCAAGAAAAAGACCAAGTAAAAGGAGGGAGATCCATGCTGAACCAGATCTGTGAGAACATCTGCAATTACTTCATCCAGAATCGGTATGAAGGGCGGTTCATGATCGAGGACGGCATGATCTCCCTTCCTCTTTTGGACGGACAGCGGTTTCTGATCCAAGGTTCTGCCTTGAATGACGGAATGTACACTTTCCATGACACCGGGATCAAGGATGACGATGACTCCGTGGCGGTGGGATTGCAGGACGAAGCGTGGGCTGGCACGATTTGCGCTCTCGCCGTTCCTCCTGCGGTGATTGCGCTGTCCGCAGAGGTCAATGCGTGGGTGGATGCCAATAAGGAGTCGCAGAACAGCCCTTATTCCGGGGAGAGCGTTTTAGGCGTATATTCCTACACCAAAGCCACGGGAGGGCATGGAGCTGGCGGTTCTGTCGGCTGGATGGATGTTTTCGCTGACAAGCTGAAACGCTGGAGGAAGGTGAACTTCAATTGAGTCTGTTAACACAGATGATGGAAGAATGCATCATCCTCAACCATGTCCGAACGGATGACGATTTCGGCGGCTACACAGACACATGGACGGAAGGTGCTTCATTCATGGCGGCAATCGCCAAGAACGCCAGCCCGGAACAGCTTGTTGCTGAACAGCAGGGCATCGCCGAGCAGTTCACCGTTGTTGTGGGGGACACCTTTTCCCTTGATTACCACGATGTATTCAAGCGCAAAAGTGACAATGAGATCTTCCGGGTGACCAGCAGGACAGAGGACTCGACCGCACACCCGGCGAGTACCGTCAGGATTGCGAAGGTCACAGCCGAAAGGTGGGTGTTGCCAGCGTGAAAGCAACAGCCAAGGCTCTGAAATCCTTTGTCGGCGGTTTCGGTCTGCCAGCGTACACAACGCAATCCGTTCCGAAAGATGTGCAAGCTCCCTACTTGACCTATCCGCTGGTTGAGCCTGAGTGGAATCAGAAAGCCACCTTCTACATTCAAGGCTGGTTTCGCACCACAAGCAATGAGGAGCTTACCTCCTATGCGGATGAGATCATCAGGGAGGTCGGCACAGGAATCACGATCAACACAGAAAGCGGTTATCTGGTTATCTATCCAGAATCACCGCTGTGTCAAATGACGGTTGATGGGGATTACCGCAGTTTTTACATCAATCTGTCCATCAATGTCTATCAAATGCCGGGTGCTTACCCGGAAACACCGAGCCAGACTCCTGCACAGGGAGAAAGCCCGGTCACTCAAGAACCGGGGACAACAGCCCCGGAGGAAGGAGAATAACCAATGTCTGCACCCGGACATACCACTCCCTTGAGGGAAGCTACATTTTCCAATCTCCAGCTGAACGCTGGCATCTTTATCGCCAATGCTGATTATTCCAGCATCACGAACGCCAACACGCTGAAAACGGCGATCCAGAACCTTGTGGCTGGCACAACCACAGCCCTCGGAACTTCTGCGAAACTGCTGGGCGCAACCCGTGGCGGCGGTTCTTTCACCGTGACCAGAGAACTGCGCCAGCCTGATGTGGACGGTCGGCGGTACGGCTTCAAAGGTGACACCTTTGTTGATTCCGTGGATGCCCAGCTCTCCACTACGCTGGTTGAGATCACGCTGGACACCTTTAAGACCGCTTTCGCCGCTTATACGGCTTCCGGTTCTTCCCCGAAGCAGACTCTGAAGCTGAACACGGCGATTGCTACCACGGATTACCTGACCAATGTCTGCTGGATCGGCGATCTGTCTGACGGCAAGCTGGTGCTGATCTGTCTGAAGAACACGATCAACGAAGCGGACATCACCCTGACCTTCTCCGACAAAGGCGAAGGCACGATCCCGGTCGAGTTCCACGCAAAACAGGCTGGCGTGAATGATTACGACACCGCCCCGTTTGAAGTGGTTTACTTCACCCCGGCAACCTAATCAAAGCCTATAAGGGCAAGGGGGAATTGCCCCTTGCCCTGCTTTTTTAAGGAGGAAAAAAGCAATGGCGAAACTTCTGGAAAAGAACGGAGCGGAAATATGCTCCTCAATGGTCAAAATCGCTGGCTGTTTGAAGCGTTTTATGGACGATGAAGAGTTTGATCAGGCTTGGAAGAAAGCCACGAAAAAGGGCGTTCAGACGGGCATGACGGATATCCTGACGATCTATGCGG